TAAAAGAGGCCTCAGGGATTTTTTGTAAAATGAATTTATAAGTAGGTGTCCGGTTATATTCCCCAATATAACAATCATTGAAAAAAGCCCAACAAAGGTTTCTATATGGCGTATTTAGAGTTGCATCTTCAATAATTTCTGCCACATCAGTATTTGCCACTTGATCATTGGTTCCAAAATAAAATTCAATACTGCCGATAGTATCAATGACAATTGTTTCTTGTCCACCTGATACTGGACAATCAAGACCATCATCATTATACCACATGGGCTCAGCATCATCATTTTTATAAATTGCATAAAGTTTTATTACTTTTGTATCACCTGGACAAGCAATTAAACCAACGCCCCATGATGCGAAGTATTTATATCCTGCTAATTGAGGATCTACATCTGGAGTAAAGCATCCTCCACTTGACCCTCCAACTAATATTTGCTCATTTCTCTCTCCTCCAAAAAATAGACAGTGAGGAGGTGCTTTTGCAGTTCCTGCTAAATCAGCAATAGGGACTCCAATTGTGACTGACATTGTTTGAGCCTCTGGATCTGGTAAGCCAGGAGTTGGCATATCAGGTGTGATTGGGTCTATTACCATTCCAATACCAAAACCCAAAGCTGCACCATAATAAGCTCCTGCTGGACCACCAGCAAAAAAGCCTATTACGCCACCAACTATACCTCCAAAAATTGATCCAAAACTCATTTCAAAAGCCTCATTACATATTTCATTCGTTTAAAATATAAAGGATGAGTAAATATTATTTTTTTAACTCCTATCCCATCTATTGATTGATAAACATAATTATCAAAATAAATCCCAAAATGAGATGATGCTTTTGCAACATTAAATAAAATAATATCTCCATTTAACATTTTATTAACCATATTATCTTGACAAAAATTAAATTCATCTGCTTTAATAACCTTTTTAAATTCATCTCTTGCAAGCTCTCTAATAGTGTGATTATGCCAATCTTTTGAATAGTGTGGCAAGCTCATTGAATTAAGATTAAGAAAGCCTATTTCATCCAATACACAAAGTATAAAATGGGCGCAATCAACTCCTATTCCCTTGACACCAGCCATATACCTATAAGGTGTGCCTATCCATTCTACCATTTCTTTTTTCAATGATTTTTGATGGTTCTTATTGTCAAAATAATACATTACCAATCCACCCTTGTTGCAGGATTTTCTTGAGGTTGATCTTTGAAGCCTAAAAAATTATCAATATTGTCGTATTTATCCCGGCAGGTTTCAGCTCTTTGATCACAACCAGGAAAAGCGTCAACCGAATCAGAGCTTTCAAGCTCCACAAATGCGTACATGATCGTTATAGCCGTTCCAACATGNCCGATAAAATAACCATCATCTTCAGTTCCAAATGCTGTGCCGGTTAAAATAGTCTTTGTGGCATCAAGGGTTATTGTTTCTGTGGTTTTATAATCATCTTCATCTAAGGCGCAATCACCATCAAATACTTGATGATTGCAAGTTAAAGTATATCGCCACTGAGGAATAGTCTTTTTGAGAAAATGTTCAAATCCAACACATTTAACTGAGGCTTGAACACCTTTAAAAGAAACGTCTTTAATTTGGCCTATGAATACGACATCTGCTTCAAGTGGGGATTGATCCCTGTGGAGCTTTGAAACTGAAATCCAGAGTAACTCAATGGGGTTTATAGTGATAAAATTAATTGTTGAATCCAGCAAATAATCTGCATCAATAGTCATTGAAGTGACTTCAAGTTGAGAATCATATTTTACTAAGGACCTACTTAAAGATGCAGGGTTGTATTCATTGCTGTCAAAAGTCACTGAAACATCACCACTGGTATAATACCAATGCTGGCCCCCATCACGCCAAATATGATAAAGCTCAACCGGCTTGCGCTGATCTGCTTCCTCTTCATCAATATAATCTTGAGATACATCTTTCATAATGAATTAAATCCTAAATTTACTCTGGCAATATTTTCTTTAAAAACATATTCAATTGATATATCGTCCTGGTTGAATCGGGTTTCATAAAGAAAAGAAATTAATGTTTGTCGCAAATCTGCGCTCGTAATGGCCGTACCTATTGCGCTATCAATGGTAATTGATGTTTCGGACGGTCTTGCAGTTATTTGCCTTGTAACATAAGTTTTATCGGGTAATTGGATATAAACATGCCGGTTGATGATTTCCGATTCAGTTAAATAAATCTTTTTAGTGGTCAATGTTGTATCCGATGGACCTGCCGCCGCATTTATAACAAAATCATTTATCCAGGTTGGGGTATAGAATGTTCCTAATTTGCCTTGTTTTGCATCGAAAAAATCAAGTAAATCATAAATATCTTTTTTAGCAGTTAATTGAAATTCTCTATCAAACATGATCCTGGTTGCATCAAAAGTTGAAAAAGAAGTTTTTAAGCCAATATTGCCAAATAAAGTATAATCAAAACGATATGTTTCTTTAACTGGTGGGCGTGGACAATGCAGGAAAAGATTGAGGCTATTATAAACCGGATAAACATTTGTATCTATTGTGGGAAGCGTATATGTAAAGTCTCTTTGAGTTTCAAAGGCTTCTTGGCCAGTAATTTCAATTGACTCAATGCCTTTGAACCTTGACTCTCTTATTTGATTTTTTGGTATCCTGCATGGATAAAGGGGATATATTTCTGTGCTGGCTGGCCATGTACTGACAAGATTATCAACAACAGTTATTTGTGTGCTTGAATCCACGGTATCAATTGATACTATTTCGTAGTTTTCCCAATCATCTGGATCAATAAGAACGGCTTGCCGGCCATCATAAAAATGTCTGTAATCGGTTTCACTGACTGCAATTATTTTTTGTCCTGAACTTGCCTGGGCAGTCAAAAGGGTTTTATCTGAAATTATGGGGATATTCCAAAGGCTATCAATATCACGCCACAAACTGGCTTGAATAAAAGACCTTTCGTTATCTTCTGACATTTGGATTTTATTATCAAGATTGACCCTGGGCCAGGTTAAGAGAGCAGATCTTTTTTCACCACCTTCTATATTTTCCTGAATGGTGGTTTTCCAAACATGGCTGACCGTTTGAGTGGTCATTGGCAATGTTAAATCAGTGGTCATGATGACCTCAAAAGCTGTTTTAATTTCCGCGGTTCGCTGTTAAGTGAATTAAAAATAGTGTTTCTGCCTCTTGAGGACATGGCCCATTGATCAATTTGAGAAGGGTCTGTGACATTAACAATGGTAAGGTCAAGCGGTTTTTCTTCTGACCTATTATCATTTAATTCAACTGGTATTTTACCGGAAGGAATCGGCACATGGGCTTCTTTAATCGGTCCGGTTTGATATACGCCTTTGGCATTTGATACGCCGCCTGTATCATAAGAGGGAGGTTGAGCACTGGCAATCATACCAATTTGCACGGCTGTTGCTGCCCCCGCAATGCCAGCTAAAACAAAATTATATGGTGGTGGTGCTGCGGCCAATGCTTTTAAAATTGCTTGGTGTCCTGCAATTGTAGCCTCTGCCATGGCAAATGCTTTGTATGCTAAAAAGGCCTTTTTGCTTTGTTTACCACCAGCCTGGGCAATTGCTTGAAAGGTATCAGCAATGCCACCGGCTGCGCTCTGATAAATATCAAGCTTTGCCATTTGTTCAGCCTGGGCAATTTCAATGCTTTTTGCACTGACCATTTTATCAATGCGCTCTTTTTCTATACCGGCTTCTTTCCATAATTCTGCTGTCCTGGCAAGCTGATCACGTTCAACTTCAAATCTGGTTTTACCGAGTTTCGCATATTCTTCATCAAAGCTTTTTCTGGTTTCAAGTCTTTCTTCTTCCATCTTGATTTGATCTGCAATCATTTTTTCAAAAAATTCTTGATCACGTTCCCATTCGTCCTTTCCAATTGGCTGAAAAAGCTTGTCAATTAATTTTGCATATTCTTCCTCGGCTTTTGTTATTTTGGGAGGTGTGACAATCGGCGGTTTTAATTCAGGAGGCGTGACCGGCGGTTTAATTTTTGTTGAAAGGTCTTTATTGTATTCTGCCAAATTCTTTTCTAATTCTTCTATAAATCCAGATCCAAAAGCCTCACCTGTTTTTTTGCCTGATTCTATCCAATCCTCCTTTGCCATCGTGATAGACTTAGCAGCTCCTTCAAAATCCAAAGACATAGCCTTCCATAACGCCGCCCCGAAATGGCCTATCATTTTTACAGAATCAAAGACAGCCTGGGTTATTAACTTAAAACTTTTGGTTATAGCCGGGAAAATGGCCAATATTTGGCCCCATCCATCCAAGATCAACCCTGTTATTTTACCAATAAAAAGTAATGGTGTTTCAAAAGCAGCAATAATATTAAAAACAGATTCAGTAATATTTTTAATATCTTGCCAACCTTTAAAAACAACTGTCTTTAAAAAAGTAGCATTCCGGTTTAAAGCTGAATTTTGATCAAGGACATTCAGGGTAATTTGTTTACCCATCCTTATGATATCTTCATATACTGGAGCCATTAAACCTCTTAGAGTCTTGCTATACATAGTGCTTAATGTAGTTCCAACAGCTTCCCATGTATTTTCAAGATCTTTTGCACCTTCCTGAAAACCATTAAGCAAAGCACCGGCACTTTCAATTAAGGTGCCTTGTTCTTTCCAAAGCTTGACATGTTCTTTTAAATTGCCACCTACTTTTTGAGATAATATTCTTGATAAAGCATTGGTGGCCTTAACTTCACCATTAATCAATCCTCTGATTTCCTGCCTAAACTGGATATCCTGATTTTGACCCTGAGTGACAAGGGCCAAAGCATTTGCAATTGCCAAAAAACCTTTTATTTGTTCTTTATTATTCAAATCAAGAAGGACACCGCCCTGTGCCATGGTTTCGACCATAGCTGTGAGATTTTCACCAGTGGCAACAGTTTTAGCGTTCAATTCTTCCATTTTAAAAACAAGTTGCTCAGAATATCCAAGGGCCTGCTCATATGTTCCGGCAAGGTCTTTATCAGCATCTTTTGCAAAGGATGTAATGGTTGAGGCAAGGGAAGCGGTTGAAAGCTTCATTTTCTCCATGGCCCGGAAACCATCAAAGGCCATTTTACCGATAACAGCACCAAAAGCAAGGGCACCGGCTGCTACTTGTTTCCAAGATATGCTGTTGATTTGATGTTGCAGCATAACAACGGCTTTTTTGGTCAATGTTTTAGCTTCGGCCAGATCCCGTTTATATTTATCTGTTTTTGCTCTCACCGAAACATATATTCCACCCAACTTAGGCATTAGTTTTGGCCTCCAACCGTTTAACCTCAAGAACTTCATTTCTCACTGATTGAATCAGATCCAGGCAAAAAAGATGGTCACTCTCTTTAATTCCGAGCATTGACATTATTTTGAATGGATCTGTGTTTCATTATCAATCTCGGGCAAACACTTTGAACATGGTGGATCATCTTTAAGATAAGTATATGTGGCCCTGCAACCATGACAATCTATTTTGCTGGTTTGGATGCAGAACCTTTTAAGTTTTTTGCCTGGCCCTCTTTTTCTTTGGCAATGTCTTTTTTAAGGGTTTTACGGCATTCCTCTATAAAGTTGACAAAGCCGTCAAGCTGCCTGATTGATTTTTCAATATTTTCAGGAGTACACTCCATTTTTTTATCTTTTTCATCAAAGAAATTTTCCCAGTCAACAATTGATTTTTTAATGGGCAATTCCCGATATGCAACTGGATTTTGTTTTACCGAGACATCAAGTTCAGTTGCCTTGCCTTTTTCGGCTTTTTTACCTTTTCCAGCTTTATAATTGTATCTTGTTTTAAAAGATTCATCGGAGATTTCCGCAAGTTCCCCGGGGGAAAGATGTTTAATTTTGACACGGCCCTCAAGAGGATCATCTGGAAATGGAAACCATCGTTCATTTGGTTTTGTTATTTTTGGCATTTTGTTTGCTCCTTTGGTTAATGCTCCATTAAGGTGACAGGGTGAAGGGCGGTGGAGCAGACCGCCCAACCATGCGAACATGGCCACCCATATCAACGTGGTTTATAAACCACCGTTCATATCATGTGAATTCAAAAAATCTCATTGCGCCTTGGACTTTGCCGGTAAAATCAATTTTTGTCAAATCGGCTTTATCTGCTGTTAAGGTTTGAGCACTCATTATCTTGATATGAGAGATGGGAATACCGGCAGGAAGCTTACCACCGACAAGCAATGAGTCATTAGGGGCATAATAGCTATATCCTACCTTACCATCATCACTACCGATATAAAATCTCAATTCAGTCAGATCAGTACGGTTCCAAAAAGCCGCAACTATGATATCCTGGCCCAACGTGTCATCAGATTTATAATTGCCTGCAAATGATACATCAGCAGCGGATCTCAATCCCCTCTTGATCTTTTCATCGTCATCACAAAATTCTGAATCATCAAGCTCTGCATATGCATTCGGGCCTATTGTCCAGGTTCCAACACCAGCAACTTTATCAGCATCAATGCCGTTTTCAGTCCATACCGCTGTTCCGTCTGTCGGCTGAATACTATCAGGCACGAGCGTCCATGTTGGCTCAGTATCAGATGTTGTTCCCGCTGTTGTGCAAATGTAACTATGCCCGTTTAGTGTTGTTGGCGTAATTACATCAAGAAGCTCAACCGCTGCCTCGCTTGGCCATACATCTATGCCGCCACCGATTGCCACCACCGCATGTAATGCAACTTTGCTTTCCAGTGT